CCCTGATGGCCGCCGCCCGCAGTGATCCCGCGGTGGCTGCCTTGCCTGAAGGCGCGTCGAACGAAACCATCGCGGTCACCATGGCCAAGGCCCTGGCACGGCTGGTCGTGCTGGAATGGGAGGGGGTGGGCGACGCCGAAGGCGATCCGGTGCCCGTTACACCGGAAGGCATCGACGCGCTCCTGGACATCCTGCCGATCTTCGAGGCCTTCCAGCTCCGCTACGTGTCCAAGGGCCTGTTGCTGGAAGCGGAAAAAAACGGCTCCGCGCCCTCGCCGAATGGCACTTCAGTGGGGGCGACCAGTATTGCCGATCCTGCCGCGGCACCTGCAGCGAATGCCCCGCCGTCCTGAACCGTCCGCAGACGATCGAAGGTTGGCAGGTCTGGGATCTCGCCAAACGGCTCACGGGGCAGCTGCGCGCCGTCCCCGGTGCGGTCCTCGGCCTCGACATGACGGCCGCGCTCGCCTGCGCGCACGCGCTTGGAGTGGACACGCTCGTCTGCGCGGAACTGCTGCCCGAGGTGGAGGGCATGATGGTGCGCGGACTGAACGCGCAAATCAGGACTGAACAAGATGGCTGAGAAACGCGTCTCCGTTCGCCTTGCCGTGGTCGGGGGGCGTGAGGTCCGCGCCGAGTTGCAAGGCATCGGCGATGCGGGGGAGCAAGGCTTCCGTCGGCTATCGCGGGAGATGGACGCCGCGAACAGCCGTGTCGCGGCCTTTTATCGGCGCGTGCAGATCGCGGCCGCCGCCGCGGCGACCGCCTTCGCCGCGGGCGCTGCGGCCATGATCCGCTCCGGCCTTCAGGTCGTCGACGCGCAGGCCAAGCTCGCCCAGTCGCTCGGGACCACCGTCGAGAGTATCCAGGTTCTGGAACGCGCCGGCGAACTGGCCGGCGTCTCGATGTCCGGCATCGAGCAGGCGACCAAGGACCTCACGCGCCGCCTCAGCCAGGCGGCCGCCGGGACCGGTCCTGCCGTTGCGGCGCTCGAACGGCTCGGTCTTTCGGCATCGACCTTGCTCGCCCTGCCGCTGGATGAGCGTGTCGGTCGTATCAATCAGGCGATCGAAGACTTCGTGCCCGCTGCCGAGCGGGCGGCGGTCGCTGGGCAGCTGTTCGGGGAGGAAGGCAGCATCGCCATCTCCCGGATTGACACGGCGACGCTTCGGCAGGCGACACAGGACGTTCGCGACTTCGGCGTGGTCGTGTCCGAACAGGACGCCGATCAGATCGAGCGAACGAACGATGCGATCTCCCGCCTCGGTCTGATCTGGCGCGGGCTGTCGAACCAGCTTGCCGTTGCCGCCGCCCCTGCCCTCGAAGCCGTCGCCGACGCGCTGGCGGCGATCTCGCGCACCACCGGTCCGCTTGGTCAGGGCATTCGGCTCCTGTTCGACAACATCGGCCGTCTGGCATCGATGGCCGCAGCCTTCGCCACTTTCATCGCCGGACGCTGGGTCGCTGGTATGATCGCGGCCGCCGCCTCGGTCCGCGGCCTTGCCACCGCGCTGGTCTTTCTGCGCGGGGCGCTCATCCGCACTGGCATTGGGGCTCTGGTCGTGGCGGCAGGTGAGCTGATCTACCAGTTCGGTCGTCTGGTGCAGGCGACCGGCGGCTTCGGCGCCGCGCTCGGCCTCCTGGGTTACGTGGCAGCCGAGGTCTGGGACAGGATCGGACTGCTGGCCGGCGTCCTGAAAGCGCGCATCGACGCCGCTTGGAGCGGCATTCAAGCGAGCATCGCCGCCGCGCTGCAGGCCGCTACGCAAGCCGTCGTTGCCTTCGGCAATCGCACCATCGGGACGTTTCAGGGCGCTTTCGATGCGATGGTCGTCATCTGGAGCAACCTGCCTCGGGCGATCGGCGATTTGACGATCCAGGCGGCGAACGCGCTGATCGCCGGGCTGGAGTCGATGCTGGGCGGCGCCGTCGACGGCATCAATGCGCTCCTCGAAGGCGTCAATGCCGGTCTGGCAGCGATCGGCATCGAGCGGGCGATCGAGCTGGTGCCGGACGTCGATCTCGGCCGGATCGAGAACGAGTTTGCGGGTGCCGCGAGCCGGGCTGGCAATGCAGCGCGTGATGCCTTCGCCGCCGCGTTCGAGACGGATACCTTCGCGACGCCGGATTTCGGTCTGTCGGCTTTCGCCGAGGATGTGCGCGCCGCCGCCGACAACGCGCGAGAAACGGCGACGGCGCTGGGAGAGCTGGCAGGCGCGCCCCTCGCGTCCCTTGCCGCGCTCCGGGAGGCCATGGCGGCCGCGAACACCGAGATCGACAATGCAGCCGGCGCGACGGAGCGTCTCGATGAAGCCTTCGCAGCCATCGGCGGCACCGGGGGCGATGCCGCAGGAGATGGCGAAGGCTCGGCCGGTTCCGCCGCACGAGCCGCACAAGCAAGCCGCGCCGCCGGTGAGGCGGCGGCAAAGGCGGCTACGCAGGCGGCAACCGGCTGGACGGCGGTTCGCGAGGAGCTGTCCCGCTATGCCAGCGAGGCGATGGACTGGGGCAAGGGTCTCGGCGGCGCTCTCACCAGCGCCTTTCGCAGCGCCGAGGACGCCATCGCCAACTTCGTGACCGGCGGCAAGATCGACTTCAAGGCGCTCGCCGACAGCATCCTCGCCGACATCACGCGGATCGCCGTGCGCTCGGCCATCCTCGGCCCACTCGCCAACGCGCTGGCCGGCGGAGGCGGTCTCCTCGGTGGCCTGTTCGGCGGTGGCGGCGGCATCCTGTCGGGCATCTTCCATGCCGGCGGGATGGTCGGGGCTCCCGCACCCCAGCGCCTCGTCCCGGCGCTCGCCTTTGCTGGTGCAACGCGCCTGCATGGTGGTGGCATGGCGGGGCTTCGCCCGGACGAGGTGCCGGCCATCCTGCAGCGCGGCGAGATGGTCCTCTCTCGCGCCCAGCTCGCCGCCATGGGCTCCGCCCGCGACACGCGTCCGCCCGTCAGCGTGGTGATGAACATCTCGACCCCGGACGCAAACAGCTTCCGCTACGCCCAGGGCCAGATCGCGGCCGACGCCGCCCGCGCCATCGAGCGGGCGCGGCGCAATCTCTGACGTGCATCGATCATGACCGGCTTCCACGAGGTGCAGTTCCCGCCCGACATCTCCTATGGCGCGTCGGGCGGCCCGGGCTACTCGACCACGGTGGTCACCACGGTCTCGGGCCACGAGCGGCGCAACGCCAACTGGGCGCAGGCGCGGGGGCGCTGGAACGTCGCGCACGGCCTCAAGAAGCGCGAGCAGGTGGCGGCCTTGATCGCCTTCTTCCGCGCGCGGAAGGGCCGCGCCTACGGCTTCCGCTTCAAGGATTGGACCGATTTCCAGGCCTTCGCGCAGGTCATCGGAGTCGGCGATGGCACGACCAAGACCTTCCAGCTGGTCAAGCATTATCCCAGCGGCGGCGAGATCGAGACGCGCGTCATCACCAAGCCCGTCGGCGGCACGGTGAAGGTCTACCGCGACGGCGTCGAGGCGACCTCAGGCTGGACCGTGAACACGGCGACCGGCATCGTCACCTTCACGACCGCGCCCGCCTCCGGCGTGCAGGTGACGGCGGACTTCGAGTTTGACGTGCCGGTGCGCTTCGACAGCGACCAGATGGACATCACCATCGAGACCTACCAGCTCGGCAGCTGGGGGCAGATCATCATCCTCGAGATCCGGCCATGAAGTCCGTGTCCGCGGCGCTTGCGGCCCATCTCGCCGGGCCGGTGACGACGCTCGCCACCTGCTGGCGCATCACGCGGATTGACGGCCAGGAGTTCTTCTTCACCGACCATGACCGCGACCTCGTCTTCGAGGGCCACGTCTACAAGGCGCGCTCCGGCTACTCGCGCACGGCGATCGCCAACGACGCCAGCCTCGGCGTCGACAACCTCGATGTCGAGGGTGTGTTCGATACCGAGGCGATCACCGAGCAGGAGCTGCGCGCAGGGCTCTTCGACCAGGCCGAGGTGCGCATTTTCCTCGTCAACTGGGCCGATCCGTCGATGGGGGCGCTTCGCATGCGCCGCGGCTGGTTCGGCGAGGTGGTGCTGACCGAGCAAGGCGTCTTCCGCACCGAGCTGCGTGGGCTTGCACAGGCACTCTCCCAGCGCATCGGCGAGCTTTACAGCCCGGAATGCCGCGCCGACCTCGGCGACCACCGCTGCAAGGTGCCGATCCATCCGTCGGTGGTGGCCCGCGAGACCGCCTATGCGCTGGGCGATCACGTGCGCGTCACGACCGGGTCGGGTAGCGGCTCGGAGGTCTACGAGGACCGCATCTATGCTTGCGTCGTCGCCGGCACGACCGCGCCAGATCAGCCCGCCTACGACACGACCGTCGGCCAGCAGACCGCGGATGGCAGCGCCGTCTTCGAGGCGATGGAGGCCTGGAGCCGTGCGGGTGC